TCTCGCGGCTGCGTACCCTACTTTGGTAAATCAGATTCAGGAGCAGGCGGCGAATAATGCGCTGAGCGCAGAGCGCCAGCGTATCCAGGACATCCAGGACATGACGATGCCCGGCATGGAAAACATCGCCCGTGATGCTATGTTTGGCGAGAAGCCGCTTTCGGCTGTGGACTTTGCGAAAGAGGTTGCAAAGGCAGCACAGCAGAGCCGCGTAAGCCATCTGAACGCGATGCAGAAGGACGCCAACAAAAGCGGCGCTGAATCTGTAACCAACCAGGCAGGGGCCAACGGCGAGCATGAGGACGAATACCTTAACGCCCTTCGTGGCCTTGCTGCGAAGGCCACGAAGTAAGCAAGGAGGACAAGATCATGAGCATGAATTTGGCAAAACAAACGTTTACCTACGAGCCGAGCCATTACTTTGCGGGTACTGATATCCGGGTGACGACCTCGGTAAAAAAGGCTGCGGCAGAAATCAAGGCTCATGCGCCGGTATACCTGGACACGGACGGCAAGGCGGCTGTTGTGGCCGCTGCTGACGTGAGCAAGGTATACGGTCTGGCCGAAGAGGCCGCGGCGGCAGGCGAGGACGTGATCGTAGACCTGACCGGCGAATACTACGCCGACGCGCTGGAGCTTGAAAGCGGAGTTACCGTGGACGCTCTGGAAGTGCCGCTGCGCAACATCGGAATTTTCCTGAAATAAGGAGGGAGCAATATGCCGAACGAAATTAACATCTACACCCCGCGGTATCTTGCGGAAGTTGTGCGCATTGCGCCGCCTATCTATACTTTCTTCCGTGACACCTTCTTTACGAACGTTAAGACGTTCAGCACTGAGCGCGTGGACATCGACTTGGTGAAGGGCGACCGCCGTATGGCCGCCTTCGTCCACCCGCGCGCAGGCGGTGAGCCGCTGTCTGATCGCGGCTACAAGACCGAGAGCTACAAGCCGCCCCTGATTAACCCCTATGACATTACCACTGCGGATCAGCTTATGGCACGCCTTCCCGGCGAGGATCTGTACAACGGCCTGACCCCTGCCCAGCGTGCCGCACAGAAGCAGACGGAAGAGTATATGCGCCTCAATGATGGCGTGACACGCCGTGAAGAGTGGATGGCCGCGCAGGCAATCGTTGAGGGCAACATTCCTATTGTCGGCAAGGGCGTCAACGAAGTTATCGACTTTGGCTTTACCAACAAGGTGACGTTGACCGGCGACAAAAAGTGGGGCGGGAGCAAGTCGGAGATCGCCCAAAATCTGCGCGACTGGAAGCATCGCGTGTCCGTGAATGGTTTCTCCAACGTGGATATGGCAGTCATGGGCTGGGATGCGTTGAACGCATTCTTGAACGATCTGGACATCCGCAGCCGTCTGGACACCAAAAACTATGGCTATGGTGCAATCAACGTGCGCGAGCTGCCCAACGGCCTGACCTTCTACGGGCATCTGAACGACCCGGCACTGGACATTTACTGCTACGACGAGCACTTCCTGGACGATTGGAGCGACCCCAGTAAGCCGGAGACGAAACCCCTGGTTCCGACAAATAAGGTGATTCTTATTAACCACGCGCCGAGCTTTATGCGTGCATATGGTCTTTGCACCTATCTGGACGACAAGAGCGGCCAGTGGGTCACGGCACAGACCGACCGCCTGCTTCGCTCCTACATCGAGCACCATCCCGACCGCCGTATGCTGGAAGTCCAGTCGCACCCGCTGCCTATCCCGGAGAAGGTAGACAGCTGGCTGGTCGCCACGGTCTGCTAAAATATTCAATCCCTGCCGGCTATGTCGGCGGGGATTACTTTTTGTGAGGGCGTATGCTGGATTTTAAAAAACTTATCGAAGAGGACGTCACCGAAACCTTCCTGAACGTGGACGAATTTGCCGAGTGGCATACCATCAATGGCATCCGCATGGCGGTTGTGATCGACGATAATGCTATGACCGAGCATTCGGGCCATTGGGAAGGCGGAGCAAAACAGAACTTTGATAGCGGGATCTACAATTCCAGCAAGAAAATCTACGTTAAAGCCTCTGACTTTGGGGCGAGGCCGAAGATCGGCAACCCGCTGACGCTGGACGAGAAAAACCTCTTTTACATCCAGGCGTTTTCCGAAGAGGACGGGGTGTACATTATCACGGTTGATAGGAAGAGGCAATGAGCTACACAAAATACAACGCGGACAACATGACAATCGAGCTGATCGGAGAAAGCGAGATAGCGGCAGCGCTGGGCGATCTGAAAAAGAAAACCCCGGCGGTGATAAAAAGCGCCGTGAACTCCACAGCACGCGACGGCAGAAAGCTGATGGTTAAACAGGCAAAAGCAAAGTACGCCGTCAATGCAGTGGGGCGGAAGCATCTGGATCAACTCAAATTGCGCAAAAAAGCGAAGGTTACCGACCTCGGCGCAGAACTCGGCATCGGCGGCCCGAGCCAACGCAGCGGTATGAAAAACGACTTGGGCTATTTCAAAGATAGTCCATCGAGGGCATTCATGGGCCTGGCTGTTTATCAAGCACCGAAATTTTTTAAGGCGAAAGTCCTGAAAAAGTCCAGCATGAAAAAGCTGACCGGCAAAGGGAATCTCTCAAAAGGCTTTTTGCTCACATTTTCCAGCGGCCATGTCGGCATGGTTCAGCGTGTGATTGGCTCTTCAAGCAAGAACACGATAACCAACAGAGGAAAGCCGAGATGGGCGAACAGCGTTGGAAACGTAGAAAAAGTGCGGACGATGGGAAGCCCGTCTGCGGTAGCTATGCACAAAACGGTTTGGGGCGATGTTGAACCAGACGTAGAAGAGATGCTGGATAGACGCCTAAAAGAATCTGTACAGAAAACGATAGCTCGTGCAGCGGCACGAAAGGCAAGGTGAGCACATGGCTGGTGAGCTGATGGCCACAACGCCGTACATGATGCAGATTGCCATGAATGAAGAGCTGAAACAGCTATTCGATGGAAAGAAATTCTGCGGTCAGGAAGGGTTAAAAGCGCTGCGATTTTTTGAGCAGGAATTGCCAATTGACGTTGAAGGCGATGCTGAGGCGGATGTGGATATGGCATATGCGCCATACGTTGTCACAAAGATCAGCGCCTTCGATTCACCGGTGGGCGATAAGCCGCTCGGCGTAGAACTGGCGTTGATTATCTGTGCGTTCGACCTTTCCAATGCGCGGCAGGGATACCGCGATGTGCTGAACATTGCCACTGACATTGTACAACATTTCCGCGCAATGCCGACATTCGGAAAATGCTGTACCGTGGACGGAGAAATCAATGTGGCAATGTCGGACGATGACATTCATCCGTACTACTTTGCATCCGTTCGGATGGATTGCACGACACACAACATGACGATGGATCAAACCTTGGAGGATATGGTATGAGCAATAAGAAAACGGCGGAAACGCTGGTGTACTGCGGTCCGACTGTGCCTGATGTGGCACCGCAATACACGGTGTACAGCGATGGCCTGCCGAAAAACGTTATCGAATTTGCAGAGAAACATCCGGCGGTAAAAGGCCTGATCGTTCCCCTGGACCAGCTGGCGAGTGTCCGCGCACGGTTGGAACAGACGAACAGCGCGGAAAACATCTTATACCGCAAGGTAAAGGCTGAACTGTAAGGGGGGAGAAGTATGGCATATCTGCATGGCGTATACCCCAGCGAGATTCCCACCGACGTTACTACGCCGATTGAGGGCGACGCAGGATTGCAGGTCGTCATTGGCACGGCACCTGTGAACCAGGCAAAGGACCCGTATCATGCAACCAATACGCCGATTCTGGCGTATACCAAGAAGGAAGCGACGGAAGCCGTCGGGTACAGCGATGATTTCAGCGACTACACGATCTGCCAGTCCGTTTCTGCCTGCTTTAGCGTAGTGGGCATCTCGCCAATTATCATAATCAACGTTCTCGACCCGACCAAGCACATCGAGGAAATGCGGGAGACCGTAATCCCTGTGAACGATAGCGCAGCGGAAGTGGACATTAAGGGCATCCTGCTGGACAAACTCGTGGTAAAGGCAGACGATGTGGAACTGGCCGCAGATAC